ATTGGCTCTAACCAATTATTTAAGTTGCTACCTCCTGCTAGGAAATAACGACAAATCTTTTTTTGTGGATACTGTGCAACTTCTGTTACAACTGCACATTCCACTTTTTTATTCCAACTAATAAAGAGTTGGAAGCTGTTATTAATTAATCCTTTTAAGATGTCATCTGCTGTGTAACAGTCATCTAAAGCCTTTTTTAGTAAAGGCTCAACTTCATTCCATATTATATGTAAATCTTTTTCTGGTACTTTTAATATCATCCAATAACTACATAACCAAACTTCTGATCGGTATTTGAAGAACTGGCATGAGTTAGTGTTGCTGATCCATTTATTTTAGCTGAGACAAATAAATTTGTTTTAGCTGCATTTGAATTAGCATTTGTTGGCTCAAGAATAATAACAGAATTAACTGATATTCTTTCATCAACTAAAGTTGTTGTTGTTTGACTTGCTCGTAAAGTTACATTTCCTGTTGAGTTTAACTTTCCATCAAGTGTGTTGTTTACAGTATTAGAAATTAATCGTAAATGCTGTGCTTGGTTAGGCATTGACACAGGAACATTAAGAAATTGGTTTGTTGCCATTATCGTTTACCTGTTGGTCTAGCTGTTACATCAACACCAGACATTGTTAAAAAATTTCCAGTCGTTTTTACTCGTAGTCTATGATACCTACTTGATGATCGCATAGGACAATCGCCATTACTCTGAATAGAAACAGGACTACCTACTGTAATTGTCTCTGTTTGTGAGCTTCTTGTTATAGGAGTAACTGTAACTGTTACTGCTGATGAAGTTTTTGCATCTACTATTGGTCGAACATTAGTAATTGCACTCCTAGAATCTTTTGCTCCTTGAAACTCTGTTGTATCTATTGTTGCTGATAAACTTCCACCTAAAAATTTACCAAATTTTTTTTCTGAATTAAATCCTGCTAAACCATAAACACCAGAACTATAATAATAACTATCTAAAGTTTTAGGCAAAGCATCTAAATCGCCAAGTACATCTAATTTTTCTAATGTATCAAATGCTTCCTGTGATCCACTAGAAACAAATTGCAAGTCTAAGCCAGAGCCAGTTGCCCATTTATCTACTGAATAATTATAAATAAGTAATTTATTATTTATATCACTTGTGCCTTCTGCACCTGCTCCTCTATAAGACCAAACTGCAATACTATTGTTTGGATCAATAGCACTAGACACTCCATCCAAATCACTAGATAAATCATTAAAAAAATAATTGTCCACTTTACCATTACCAATAGGTGTTAAAGTATCTCCACCAGATAGTTTATAAAAACCATCTTGAGCTAAGAAAAATATTTCTGAGCCAAAAGAGACAACACTCTTAGGAATAAAAGCACCAATATTATCTGCTACTTTTGAAAACTGAAATATTAATGGAGTTCCGACATAATCCATTCGATAGATTGCTCGTTCCATAAATATAACAGCATAACTCTCTCCAGAAACAATTCCCATTACTGAGCCATGTGATCCCACAATATCTTGATACCCAGATTGTGTGTCTCCACTTGGAGTCCAATCTGAACTATCATTTATTGCTGACCATTTAACTCGTTGGTTATAAATTATTGTTTTTTCTAATTTATGAGTTTGTGATCCACCTGTTGCTGATAAAGTAATAACTGTTGCTGCTACTGCATTTAAATTTGTTGTTGCTAATTTAATGGTGTTAGCATCTATCTTAACAACATAATAAGTAGCTTTATCAACTAAGTTTGTTAAAGCAGTATTACCATTTCTATCATAAACAACTGTATCGCCAGTTAAATATCCATGACTACTAATTGTTATAGCATTGCTAGAAATAGTATTTGAATCAAAACTTTTCTTCGCTTCATACTCAGACACATAACCACTAAATACAAAGTCTCTAACAACACCTAAATATTTAACAGTAAAAGTAACTAGATCAGAAAAAAGAGAATCAGTTTTTTCGTTAAGTTTCTGTATTGGATCAGTACCATTTGAACAAATTATATTATCGCCAAATTGTGTAAAGCTCCAAAAATCTCTTGAGCCTTCTGTTGTCTTAGAGTTATAACCACCAGACTTTGATATGTCAGAAAAAGCCAAACCAGACATTCTATATAGTTTGCTTTGATCTCCTGCATAGTTTGTTGTTCCATCATCGCCAATACTAGAAAATAATCCAGTTGCATTATTTGTTAATGCGTTAGAACTTAAAGCTGTAAAACTAGGAAATGATTTATAACCAACTGCTAGAGGTATAACATTATCAACTTGTATTGATCCTGTATTCTCATAAGTTGGCAAATCTGCTTGTAGTTGTCCGAATTGTATATCTGGCATTACACCACCATTTTAGCTGACATCATTAAAGGAGCAGAAGATGTTCTACCTCTTTGTGCTGACTCATTGGCTGTCTTAACTCCTTCTTTATATAAAGCTGCCCAAACTTGTAATCGTTCATCATTCATAATAAATGGCTCACTCTCTGCCAGACAAGCATATAAATATAAGTCTGGAAAATTTGTTAAAACAAGATTGTCTGCATTACTTGATGACAAACCTGTTGGTCTTTTAAAAAATCCTAATTCTAAAACTTTTGCTGCATCTGGTTGCATACCTAAATATATCTTACTTCCAACAATCGTATATTTACTTGGTGTACCAGAGCCTTCTCCTGCATTATACAATCGCATAAAATCTGGAGGAGTCATATAAGTTAAAAATGTATAAGGGCTTGTTTGTAAAGCAACATATCTCATCTCAAGATAACCTGTTGGCAGATCATACGACTGAGTTCCAGAAACAGTTGTGATTGATGTATCAGTTGTTTCCATTTCTCTAATTCTAAGATCTCTTGCCATACGAGATTCTGCTAAATCAATAAAAGTATCTAAGTTAGCAGTTAAATCTGTTCTGTTTAGATAAGATTCTATCTCGTTCTTGAGAGTAGTATATGAAGTTAAAGCCATTATATATTTCCATTATAAGTTTTAAAAAATCTGTTGTCTGGATCATTAAGCCATTTTTTAAATGCTTCTTTATCCTTAATGCCACCTGCTCTATTCATAATTCCTTTTTGTGCTAATTGTTGCACAACAACTAAAGGAATAGAAGCAACCTTTGTCATTCCTGCGTGTTTACCTAACTCGCCTTGAAACTTTAGTGCATCATTACCTAAATTAGACTCTTTTTTATTCATGTCTATTAGAGGCTCAACATCCTGCACATCTTCAAAGTGATATTTATTCTCGCCTTCGTCAATGTGCATTCTTGTTTTTAAAGTTGATGCACTATTTGTATCGTCTATCCAAAGTTTTTTTGTCATACCATCTCGGTTGCGTATAAACTGCCACTTGTAGATGCTTCTCTGATAGCTCCAATTTTATCGCCACCACTTACTTTGATAAAAATAACTTCATCTTTTGGTAAATAAGATCCTCCATTAACAGTTGCAGTTGGAGATGATGCAACAACAAAATGACATCCTGCTGTTTTTGCACATAACATTACATAACTCGTATCTGCACTAAAAGCAGTTGAATTTGCTACTGATGAATCAGTAAAATCAATTTTATGTATTGTTTTTGGTCTGCCATAATATATTCCTGCATTAGCCATAATTACCCCATTCTTCTGATTACGAAAGTTACTTCACACTCACAAGCAGTTGAAGATGCTCCATCAGTAATCATTTCTATTGCTTGACCTTCTGCTACATAATTTGCACTTGAAGGAGTTGCAGAATCAACATCTCCTGCTGCTGATCCAGATTGTGTTACTGTAATTCCACCACCACCAACAGCTACTCCACCTATTTCAAAAGATAGACCTGCATCAGCAGAAGAAATTGCATTTTTAATTGTAGTATAAATTTTAATAATTTTTCCACTATCTGGAGCAGTTACAAAACTACTACCTGCTGTTGAAATAGTTGTAATTTTTCCTGTTAAAAAATAATCGTTTAATGTTCTCATGTGTTTTTCCTATTGTTCCGAGCATTATGCTCTTCAATAAAAAAAGGGAGGACTGACTCCTCCCCTTTTAATAAAAATATAAATTTATGCAGTTAATGCAAAAATACCAAAGTTGGCATTTGGAGATCTTGCTGTTAAAGTGTACTCAGTCAAAATCATTCTTTTTTCTGAGTCTCCTGTTTTAGCAAGTTCTTTAGTTTGGAATGGTCTTAAATAAGATAATTCCCATTTATCCATTTCCAAAATATCAACTCTGTTTTCTTGTTGGTGTCTGTTTGGTACGAAAGTTACTTCGCCAAAGTCTGATACATACACATCCACAGCACCGATAACTCTTTTATCAGCAATGTTGTTTGTGTTTGTAGCGATACCATTGAAACCAGAAGCAGTTTGCTTATGAGAAGCACTCATCATTACACAGTCTGGACTTCCACCAAGTTCAAAAGTTTTTTTCAAACCTGCTTTTAGTAAATCTTCTGTGAAAGCTCTTAAAGTTCCATTAGCATTTTTTTTAACAAGACCATCGCCATTCAAACCTGCACCAACTGCACCTGCTGCATTAGCATATGTAGTGTTGGCTGCTGCTGAATAGTTATCTGCTGCTGTTGCAGTTCCTGCAATATTGCCACCATACCAAGTTGATAAAGTTCCAAGCTCTCTTGCTGTTCCTGCAGCACCTGCTGTTTTAAAGGAATCTTGTCCCACGAGTGTAAACTCCATGTCCCTCTTCAGCTCTTTACCTGCTTTAGCCATTTGGTAAGCAAGTTCATCGCCACGACCTGCATTAGTAACTGCTTGGTCTGTGCCAGATACACCAATAACTTTGGTGCTTATTTGCTCGAAATTTCCGAGTCTTGTTGTTGCGACAGTAGCTAAGTTAGCTGCATCATCGCCTTCGATTTGTTTGTTCGCTGCTGCACTTGCTAATCCATCAGTTTGCCACTCATGGTTAGTTTGTGATGCAGATCCTGTGCCTGCGTTAGACATAAAAGGTGTTTCAGTAGGTGCTATGTTGTAAATAACATCTGCTAAATCTTCTTTTATACCAACACGAGTATAGGTTTGTACTGTATTATTAGGTACAGCCATAGTAATCTCCTATTCGTTAAAGTACATCTCCTTCAGCACACTTTGTGCGTCTTTGATATGTCCAGATTTTTTTAAGCGTGTCATTCTCTTGTCAACATTCTGTTTTTTATCAGAATCTTCTCTAATATTTGACGCATTAGATGAGACAACTCTAGGAGCTTTATTTACTTTATTGCCAGACAGTTTTGTTTTTTTCAGTTGGTTATATCTGTAAGCATCAGCTAACAATAGAACTGCACGATGATCTACCATCATTGCAATTTCTTGATCGGTGTAACCACTTTCTTTTGCAAAACTAGAAAGTCTTTTAGTAAATTCTGCACTCTTATCTTTGTCTGCATAGACAGGGAGTTTTTCAGCTAAGATTTTTCGTTCTTTTGCAATGTAATCGTTATACACTTTCTCTTGCTCAGATCGTTGCTCTTGTTGAATACGCATTTGTTCTTGCTGTGCAAGATTCAATGTTTCTTTTTTTCTATCTGACTCTGCTTTTAATTTTACATATTCAGCAGGATCAGTTTGATAAAGATTATCCCAGTCAATGTTTTGTTCTTGTTGCTGCAAATTTTGAGTTAAAACTTGTAATTGTTCAGCATATTGATTGCGAGAACTTTTGACTGCTTCAAACTCTTTCTTTAAGCTATCCTGTAAGGACTCAACTTCTTTTCGTTGATTACTTAAATCCATTGTTTTTTTGGTATAGTCGGATTCCCTAGAGTAACCTTTCATCAGCTCATTGAGATTAACTTTTTGATTATTACCATTTACAGTAACATCATATAGTGTCTCTTCGCTTTCAGTAGAGGCTTCATTGTTATCTACTATTTCATCTACATCTAAATTTTCTAATAAGGGATCATCGTTGTCTTGTTTAAGATCGACTTCTCCTTCTTCTGATTTAGCTGTTTCAAGCTCTTCGTTCCTTGCAGTCTCTTCGTTTTGTAATAGGGTAGCGAATGCTTGTGTTGTTTCTTCAGTTTTATAAGTTGGTTGCGAAACAACAGACTCCTCTTGAGGTGTATCTGCCATTGTAACTCCTTTTATTGATTAATCTGTTTGGTGGCTAATTTGCCAGTCTCCATTACAGATTGCAGTTGCACATGAAGGACACCTAACATTTTTCTCATCATGTAGATTTTTTCTCTTCCTTCTGTGTCTCTTATCGGAGAGTTAATCCATTCTTGGTCTAACTCTTGCGAAACTTTTTGTAAGGCTTCAATATATATTGGATCTTCCAATATGCGTTTTGCCTGTTGTCCTCTTTGTATTTCTTTTTCTTTATCCATTATCTGTTATATAAATTTGGATTGCCAAAATTAAAACTGCCTGTACCTGCTTTTTTTTCTTCTTTAGTATAATTTGCAGGTGTCGATTGATTTAGACCAAATCTTTCAAATGGATTAACACTTGTTGCTCCAGAAGCTACTGCATCATCAATAACTTGTTGCTCTGTCATTGCTCTTGCGTAGTTTTGTTGATCGTTAGTTCTATCTCTTTCATTCTTAGCATCAATTTGATAATTAATTTCACTTGCATCAAATTGTTGATTGCCTGTCATTAATTGATTAGCTGCTTGTGCATTATCAATTATTTGCATAGGATTTTGTAAATTATAAACTGGCTCTCCTTGTTTATTATTCGTAAAATTGTAGCCAAGTTCATTTAATCTTTCTTTCATAAATTTATTTCTTATGTCAGAACTATCTAAGCCTAAAAATTTTAATCCAGAGCCAAACATTCCAAAATTCATAGGATTATTTAAAGTATATTGACCATCTTTGCCTGTCATGTAAGCACCTGCACCAGTAAGATAATTTAAAAATTCATAATCATCCATTTTTTTCATATCATCAATAGAGTAATATTCTCTAGGAGGAGCATCTGGATCATCATCTCGTTGTTCATCATAAACTGATTGACCAAATTGTTCTACTGGCTGACATATACCATCAACTAACATAAAACCTTCTGGACAAGGATCAACAGGTGTGTCTGGTACAGAAAAATCTAATTGTGGATTTGGAAAATCTGCACTAGGATCTAATTCGCCTAAACCTTCTTGTACTGTTCGTAAATCATATAAAGGATTACGAAATTTACCTGCACTATTAACATTAGGTGTAGAGTTAAGTTTACCACCAAGATAATCACTTATTACTGATTGTGCTTCTGAGCCTTGCATAAAAGGTGTAAATTTTGTTGCCATTAATTCATTCCTTGTTGTAGAATTTTAGAAGCTAATTTTTCTTTTTCTAATTGTGATACATTTTGCTCTTTCACAACTTGCGTGGCAAGTTTCTGTTCATCGAGATTCATTTTTTGCATCTTAAATTCATTATCAGCTTCTAATTTTCTATTTTTAAAATCTGCATCTGCCATAGCCTTCTGTTTACTAATTTCTATTTGTTGTGCTGCTAACTGCAATGCAGGATCTTGTTTTTCTTCTTTAGGTGGTTGAGGTGGTTGCTGTGAAGGATTGTTAAAGAATTGCGTTGCATCTTTATAACCACTATTTTGCAAGTAAGCCTCAATTGTATTGTAAATTGTTTGTGGAGTTACCATGCCCATTCCACCTTGTTGCTGTATCATTTTTTCTTGCACATTTAATACTTGTTGTAATACTTCTAATCGTTGATCTTGGTTTCCTGTACCGAGTCCAACTTGTGTAATACAGTCATAATGTGAAGTCCATTGACGAGGATTCATGGGAATAAACTCGCCTCGTAATTTAACTATTCTTTCTTGATCTTGATACTCACATATTACTGCTAATATGTTTTCAAAAATATCTTTTACTCCATCAGCGAATGATCTTGCAATTAATTCTATTCTTTGTGTAGAACTATTCATCATTTGATTAACTGATTGTGCAGTTGTATGTGATTTGTTAATTGTATCTGGATTTAAACCCATTAATTGATTGGGTACTCCAGATCTTTTTTCTTTTAACTGGTCAATCTTTTGTAGCATCGCCAAACCATCATTTAAAAAGTTTGGAGTCTGTAAAGGTGTAACAGCATTAGGCGATTTTACTCGTACAATGCCACCTGCTCTTGAAGTAAGTAAATCATCTAGGTTTGCTTGACCATCAACAACAATTGTTCTTGCGTTATTTTGAAAATACATATTATCAAGGGTGTTACGCATGATTGTTGTACTCATCATTTGCACATCAGCTAATAAATCGTACATGGATAGACCAAAAAACCTAAAAGGCATTGGTATTGCTACACACATAGCAAAAGGCATTTTGTTAATGACTTCATTTTCTAAAATAATGTAATTATTATAGCCACTACCACCAACAATAATCTTTCTTAGCTCTCCAATGCCATCGCCATCCATATCAACCTTCATGTAGCACTCAGTTATTTGTACTACTCTCTGGGAGGGATCAATATTAGAGATTTCAATGTCCATTGATGGATCATCATAGCTTCTTCTTACCATTGCTTCAGTATTAAAGACATCTTGCTCACTACTAGGCAAACTTTCAACATCTTTTTTGTTAAAACCCATGTCTATTAGCTCAGAAACAGTTTTTGTTACTCTGTGAGCTATAAAATTACAGTCTTTTAAGTTTTTTGCTCTTGGAGACACCAATATTTCTTCTGGTGGTACAGGATCTATCTGGCATCTGCCATATTCCTTAACTCTTTTAACTTCACAATTGTAAAAAAGACCTTCATCTTCTTCTATTTCTTCTACTTCAACAATTTCAACCTCTTCATCAATAAGTAATGCTTGATATTGTGTCTCGTCTAAGTGTTCATAATGTTCTTTTTTCTGCTCTTTGGATGTTTTCCAATAAATTTTACAAAAACCATTCTTCTGAAGTAGTGCAGTCTTAAACATAGAGTGCAAAATCTCAAAACCATTGTTATCACGATTAAATATAAAATTGCAATAGTCAGTAATTTGGTCAGCATATGGTACATCTTCAGCTTGTTGTGGCTCAAAATTAACCATTTTGTCAGATTGCGTAAACATACGCATTAAACTTGGCAATATTGACTCTACAACCTCTAATATATCTTGTGATACAACTGAGCTTCTGCCTTCTGTCTCGTTACCTAAAGGCTCTCCTAAATAATATTTAAGTGCTTCTTTGCGTTGCGTTGATAAATCACTATCATAAAATCCAAGAGAGCTTGAGATCTCTTGTGAGATTAATGCGAGTAATTTTGATTTTGATAATTTTGCCATTCGTTAAATAATTCCTGCGTTGTTATATTGTAATTTTGTTGTCCATTCGCTTGACTGATTGTTTCCTACTGCAAAGTACCGAAAAGCATCAGAAGCATGAGAAGTCCAATCGTGAACTGTTTTATTTTTTAATTCGCCTCGTTCATTACTTGCCCATCTGTATTGACGAAGAGCATCGAGTCCATGTTTTGTTTTTTCATGGTCAAACCAACACCTTGATAAAACCATTCTCACAGCATTAATACCATCTTCGACAGAGAGCTTTGGAACAATAGATGTTCTCATCCCTAAAGACTGTGCAGTCTCTACTCGTGATACACCAGTTCCAAGTTCTCTGACATTTGCATCATGTGGGAGGTAATGCGTATCGTAAATATATTTTTTTTCATCAAGAACAGTTGTGTAGTATTCTAAACTTTCTCCACTATCTTCATAGTAATCTATAATATGGAATGCACTTCCTTTTTGTTGCACAAACCAAATAGCAGTTTTATCTGCCATCCCAAGATCCCAGTAAGTATTAACTTTAATACCAGTCTCATAAGGAACTTTTGTAATTCTTTTTTCTTCTTCTGCTTTATTTAATCCTTTTGCATAGATTGAGCCTATGGCTGCACTATCAAAAGAGCATTCAAATTCTGCTTCATATACTTCTTCTGGCATTAAGGCTTTTGCTTCATTAAGTTCTAGCTCAGAGATAATGTTTGTATTACTTGCTTTAAATATTTCTGCATACCAATCTTCTTGGTGTAGAGCATGGTCATATAACTGGTGAAAGCTGTTGTGACCTTGAGGAGTACCAATCGCTATCATAAAACCTTCTCTATCAGATAAAGCAGGTCTAATTACTTCAGTCCATAGTCTAGGAGGCATTTGAGCCACTTCGTCTAGGACTACACCATCAATATATAAACCTCTTAAACTGTCTGGTCTTTCACATCCTAGTAATTGTATTCTTGCACCATTAGGTAAATCTGCTCTAAGCTCAGTTTCGTGGTAAGTAACATCTGGTAAGACACCAGTATATTCTTTCACATAATCCCAAGCAGTTCTTTTTGCCATTGAGTATGTAGGAGCTAGATAATAATATCTAGGTCTTGGCAATGTATTCTGCATTGCTTTTTTCAGCAGTTCATTAATACAAAGAACAGTCTTGCCAAATCGTCTATGACAGACAAGGACATTAAATCGTTTTAAATTCTTATGGACAGCCTTTTGATGTTCTCTTGGCTTATAAGGTATGACAATTTTCAAACATCCTTACTTTCCTGCTCTAAATAATCTTTCATACTGGCAACATCACTTCCTTTAACTTGACCTCTACCACTAGACTCTGGAAGCTGAGTTTTTTCATTCATCGCTTTTACTAATTCTGCGAATGGATCGTTTTCTTTTTTCTTTTTAGTTTTCTTTTTTTTAAGCATAATTAAATAATGGATTAACTGGCATTGAAGCAAATAGTTCTTCAAACTCTTTTAATAAATCTAATCTTTCTTTTTCAGTATTATATTTTTTAATTTCAATTCCATTGTCTTTTAATATTTGCAAAGTTTTTTTATCGGTGTTGTTTGGCACAATAGCACCTTTAAACTCATTCATTTGCAATGCTCTATTTGGTTTTATTTCAAAATATTCAGAAGGTGTATTTGCAAGTTTTTCTAAAAACTTTATAACTTCTTGTTTTGTTGCTTCTGAAGTATCTGGATAAAATTCTTTAAAGTTTTGTTCAATAGAATATTTTTTATCGCTAAATATACTATTAAAATTATCTCCTAGTTCATAACTTTTAGGATCTAAATGTTTATTTTCTTTGGCAAGTAAATCTGTAATTCTACTTAGTTCTGTATAAAGATCTGATTTAATATCAGACATTTCTTCGCTAGTAACAAAAGTATCTCTTGCTTCAGACAATTCTTTTTTATTTTTAAACTTACCTCGCATTGTAGCAGCTAGGTTGCCTATATTACCACTACCACCAAATCCTTCTTCTTTACCTGCATTTGTTTTCATGTGTGCTAACACATTTTCTAAAGTATGGTCTTTGTATTTAAGTTTGCCCATAGGAGTACGACCTGCAACAATTTTTTCTTTGCCTTGAACACCTATTCTTTCAGCTAAACTTTTATTCCATTCTTTGTATTCTGCGTTTAATTCTGGTGTCCACACCTCATCTAATAATCTTTTATAAGCATATTTATCTTCAGCTAAATTAAAATCTGGTAGCAATCCTTTTTCTTTTAAGAATGCCATATCCAACATATCTGTTGGCAAGTTATTAATGCCTTTTTCAATTATTTGATTATATAAATCTCCTGCATAAAACACAGCTTGGTTTGATCCATCATCGAATTTAAAATCTGATATTTTTCTATAATCATAACGAATATCATCAACTTCAAATATGTCTGAGAAATAATCTATGATCTGATCCATTTCATTATCAGCATATATTGTTCTAACAAGAGGGTATCTCTGCGTGTAAGCATCTCCCTTGTAAACAGGATTATTCTTAGAAGGTATCATTAGCTCTGGATCGCCAACTAAAGTTATTTCGCCAAACTTCATTTCTTCTATATTTTCTGGAACAACTGCTAAACTTGGTTTTGGCATACCACCAATATTGTCGTAGTTTTGTATAGCATCTGCACCTGTGTTATGAATAACAGCCATGCCTTTGCCTTCTTCATATGTGCCTAATATGCCTTCTTTTATATTAGACTCTTCTTCTAAATCTTTATTGTATAATATTTGTGGTTTCTCAATAGGTATTGATGGAAAGCCAGTATTTGTTGGTATTTCAATTTCTGGTATAGGAGTTACATTATCAGTATTTTCTATTTCTGGTAGTTCTCCTCCAGTCGAGTAATCGTCTATGTTAGGCTCGTAGATAGGAGTTGATAAAATGTTTCTTTTTTTCCATTCTTCTAAATCTATTTCCTCTGGTGCATCTGGTCTGCTATCCATTCCATCTGGTGTCCATGTAACTGCTTTGTTAATATGGTTGTCAATAATTTCTTGTGCAGAGTCTTTTGCTAATAAACTGTTACTGTTATCAATGATGTTTGGTGTTTGTGTTAATAATCCTGCTGTACCAATTCCTACTAAGGCTTGAGCATTATTTAATTCGTTCCAATAAGGTGCAGGGGATGGTTTAAATCCACTTGGTCTTATGGGGAAGTATGCTGCTCTTGTCATTGTAAAATCTCGTTAGGGGTTTGTTTTGTGTTGAAATAGCTCCCCTGCAATTTGCAGCCGAGCCGATGGGGTGCAGCCAAAAATAATTTATCAAATCAAACTAGGAAAAAATAAAATATCTGGAAGCTGACCAATATCTGACCAGTTACTTAAAAAGCTAGGGAATTCCTTACTTAATATACTAGGTAATATAATAAATTATTTATTTCTGTAATTTTTTTTAATTTTTTAAATAAAAAAATATATTTTTTACACGAGAGAACAGGAAAAGAAATAGTGTATTTCGTAAGCATTTGTTTTAATCCCTACCTTTTCTATCTATCCCTATCCATACCAAACCTTAACTAACCTCTAGTTTCATCCTATATTCGTCTATATTTAATCACTAGCCCAACTAATCTCTATCTTCTTATCATCCTCTGATGTTATGCTTAAAGTTTGTTTCTCAGTACCATATTGCTTAGGAGCTAACTTACCTGCCTGCCATTGTATGTTCTTAG